AATGTCGCATTGGGTGTGAGACAGGTATTGGAAGCGGGTGTCAAGTTTGAGATGTTACAGAGAACAATCACTGAAAAAGCGGCATTACTACAAACAAGAGCATTGACCGCAGCACAGGCGGCATATACCGCAGTGGTTGGAACGACAACAGGTGCGTTGAGAGCATTGAGAATAGCACTGGCAGCGACAGGTGTGGGTGCTGTTGTGGTCTTATTGGGAAGTTTGATTGCCAAACTCACGGAGACCAAAGATGAAACAGAAGAGGTGGCAGAAGGGTTCAAGACCCTTGCTGAGTTCCAAACCGAGGCGGCACAGAGTGCGGGTGTTGAAATCTTGAAGATTGAACAACTCACCAAAGTATTGAAGGATGGGAACACCACCCTGAAAGCGAAGGAAGAAGCCTACAAAGAATTACAGAAACTTGTCCCTGAACTTTCCAACTTGACATTGGAACAAGCAGAGAATGAGGGGTTATTGAACCAAGCGATTGAAGACCAAATTGCGTTGATTGAACTACGAGCAACGGCAACGGCATTGGAGAGTTATTTGGTGGAACTTGAAAAACAGAAGATTGCTCTTGAACAACAGAGGCTTGAAGGTGAGAAACTATTCCAATCTCTTGAACAACTCAATCAAATCAGAGAGATTGCGACACAAATCCTCAAAGGGGGTGGTGCTGCGACATTGGAACAAGCCGAAGCACAGGCGAGATTACAATTGGGTATTGAGGAAACCAATGAGACCCAAACTGAAAGTGAGAGAATATCTCAACAGTTATTGGAGATTCAACAAAGAATATTTGACCTTCAAGGAAGGGTTACTACGAGAACGAAGGAACAGACCGATGCTCAAAAAGAATCAAATGAGGCTGACAAAGAAAAAGAGAGATTATTGAAAGAACAAGCAAAGGCTTGGGACGAACTTGCTAAGAGTATCTCCAAATACAATAGTGTTGGTGATGTTTCTGAAAAAACTATCGAGATTGTCAATAAACTCCTTGAAGAACAGAATGAATTGTTGGAAAGAAACAATGAAATCATCAACCCTGTTATTGAAAGGGGTGAAGACCTTGCACAAGTATTTGATGATATATTGAATCCTGACATCCGTTCATTCAATGAATTGAGAAATGAATTGGGAGCATTACCAAATCTTTTGAGAAATGCCGAAATACAAGGTAGAGTATTGGAAGGTAGATTCAACGGAATATTTACTCAATTACCGATTGACCTGGCAAAACTACAAGAAGGTTTCAAAGTGGTGACCAGTGATACTGAAAACTTTGGAGATGAGTTGGGTCAGGTTGCCACACAAGATATTCTTGCTTTATCAAATCAGATATCAGACCTCTTACAGATACAGAATAAATTGACGGAAGCATTCAGTGCTGAGGACAGAGATTTCTTGACAGAACTTGCCAAGAGAACAGAAGGTCAAGACAACCTTTTGACAATCACAAGAGAGATTGCTCAGGTGAGACAGGATGGTCTTGACAATTTCTTATCAGAGTTGGAGATACAAGAACAAATCAACAGTGTAATCTTACAGAGATTATTTGGTGTTGAACAGGTTTCAGATTTGAGTGAAAAACTCATTCCAATATATGAGAATACCTCAACGGCATTGACCAAACAAAGTGATTTGTGGTTCAACATAAATAGTATCACAAGTGAGGTTTTCAAGAACTCTGATGAGATATATGAAAATTACAAAGAAGCAACTGATGTATTGAATGATGTTGAGTTCAATAATTTGAGGGAGTTTATCAAACAGAATAGTGAGGATATTGACGGTATTGCTGAATACTTCAAAAACATTTCAGAAGGAACATCAAACTTGACAAAAGAACAGATTGCCAATATCAATCAATTGATTAAAGATATTCAGTTGAATAATCTTGCTGACAATATCGCAGAAGTGGCACAAGATATTGCTCAGTTATTCACATCTTTATCAGGTCAAATCTCAGCGATTGTATCACAACAAAACTCGTTGTTATTGGAACAATTGGCGTATCAAGAAGAATTGACACTGGCAACCATTGGGGATGCGACAGAGGAAGCAAGAAAAGAACAGGAAAGGGTGAGAAAAGAGTTTGCTGAACAGAGGTTTGACATTGAGAAGAGAGCGAGAATATCTGAATTACAGTTCTCTCTTGCTGACAGTATCGCCAATGGAGCGGCAGCCGTCATCTCAGCATTGACCGTGGCACCTCCCGCAGGTTTCATTCTGGCTAATATTGTTGGGGCTATTACCGCAGCACAGATTGCGACCATCAACAGTCAGATTGCTTTCACCAAATCACAACAATTCATCGCAAGACGAGGGGGACTATTACAAGGTGCCGACCATGAGAACGGTGGAATTATGGCGACAGGTGGTTTAGTATTGGAAGGTGGTGAGGCAATCATCAACAGAAATGCAGTATCTCAATTCTCTGACATTCTTTCACAGATGTCAATGTCCACAGGGGGAAGACCACTGGCAGGTGATGACAGTAGAATTGTGGAGGAAATAAGAAGACAGAACCAAAGACCAATCAAAACTTATGTCTTGGATTCTGATATACAAGAGGCAAGAAAAATCAATCAGAGATTGGATGAGATTTCTCGTCTGTAAGACCCAATAAAAGGAAAATATTTATAGTGATATGAAAATAGTTGAACTCTTTATACAAGATGATGATGAATCAGGTGTTGAGGCATTGTCGTGGGTGAACCAACCCGCAAATAATACCAATTGGTTGATATTCAACAAACAGGATAAATGTGAGAACGGGTGTTCATTGGAAAACCATGTTCCCCTTCAAGGTGAGAGTTTCAACTCATACATTCAATCGGGGGTTGAGTTCAGGGTTGAGGACATCAGTGAGATGGAATACCAAAAGTTCTATTCACCATTTTCAAATGCTAACCAATCTTCAAGAGAGGATAGTGATGATGAGTTGGTGAGGTATTACTACGCAGTGGATGTGGGTCTGGGCCCAAACCTTATCAGGGAATCAAGAAGTATTTGTCGTGATTTTATCTTTGCTGGTTTGGTGTATAGAGATGAGGACTTATCTCAAATGTCACAACAACTATCGGGTATTGATTCCAACAGAAAACTCATACCAAGAACACAAGGATTTGATGTGGACTTGAAAGATTGGGCTGGTGGAAAACAATGTCGTCATATCTTCCGTAGATTGATATTCAAGGTGCCAGAGGGACAAACTGCTGAACAATTTGCATCAACCCTTCCAAACAACACAGGTCAGGCATTTGGTATGGCTTCAAGAAATGAATACCAAGAAGGTGTTGGTGGTATTTCCAACAGAGCAGGGTATATCGCAGGTCTTGCAGGTTTCTCAAAAGAAACCAATGAGAACCCCATTGGGTTCATTGAAGGGTTGATTGTATATCCAACCTTCAAGAGTATGTTGAAACACGAACCAATGGTCTCTGGTTGGTCTTTGATTGAATTGAATGGAGTTCAAGGGTTCATCGGTGGAATGGCAGAAGAAAACTACTTTGAAACAGAAGGGGTGAGTATTCTTGAAAAAGGAATGATAAATGAACAATTCTTCAATGATTACCCAGAAGGTGCGAAGGAAGCGGCAAGAATGGGAATCAAGAGAAATGAAGAATTGGGTAATCCTTGTGCCACCCAAGTTGGGAAGGTAAGAGCACAACAAATTGCCAAGGGTGAAAACCTCTCATTGGATACATTGAAAAGAACTTACTCATACCTTTCAAGGGCTGAGGACGGGTTTGTTAGAGCACAGAACAACAAGGAATATGATTCATGCTCTTATATCAGTTATTTACTTTGGGGTGGATTGGATATGTTGAGATGGGTTGACAGAAAATTGGAACAGATTGAATTGGACTTCATTGGAGAAACGGGTTGTATTCCAACTCTCATCTCTTCGGGTGTTGGTGAGATTGAAGCCATCTACAAATGTGGAAAGAACCCACAAGCACATATCGGGAAACCATACTACGACCCAACGGACAACAATGAATATGACACCTTTATTGATGATTACTTGGAAGACCGAGAAATGGTTGACGGTATTATTGAATTGATTGTTGAGGTTGAAGATTTGAATGAAAGAAGGAATGTGGCGTATGAAGCGATTGAAACATTGACGGGAGAAGGTGTGGCATTTGATTTGCAGGACTTTATTGACCGATTGGGACTATCGGGTCAGATGACCTTCAATCAGTCGTTCAAGGACGAATTGAAATATGAATTGACAACGGTGGTAATGGAGCCAGACAAGTATATCCCGAGAAGAGACCCTTACAACGGAAATGAACTCTACTATGTGGTATTCTCAAAAGAAACCATCAAGAAGATGGCTCAAAAGTTCTTCAAACAAAACAACCACAAAAACTTCAATGTGGAACATTCTGACCTAACATTGAATGGAGGGTATGTTTTTGAATCATGGTTGGTTCAAAACCCTGAAACGGACAAAGCAGCAGAACTTGGATTCAAGGTGAACGAAGGAACTTGGATGGTCTCAATGAAATGGGACGACAAGGAAGAGTTTGAGAAGTATGTATTGAGTGAGAAGACAATGGGTATTTCCCTTGAAGGAAACTTCTTATCACGAGAATACGACAAACAAGCATACGAATACTCCATCATCGGTGAGATGGACGGAGAACCCATCTACTCAACAGAGGAAGAGGCTTTGGAAAGAGCAAGACAACTTGGTTGTAGTGGACTACATAAACACGGAGAGGGGTATATGGCTTGTGAGAGTCATTCCATTCTTCAAGGAACAAAACTTTCTTTGTATAAAGATGAGTATGATATATTTATTGAGGAAGTGAAAGAGTTCATAAACAAAAATCAAAAATAACTTCAAATGACAAAACAAGAAGTATTTGCAGCAATCAAGAACTTGGTTTCCCCATCAACAGAAAAGGTGGAAGAAAAGTTTGAGAGAATTGCATTGGAGGGTGGTGAAGTTTTCATCACAAACCAAACGGAAGACGAAATTGCATTGGGTGATACTATATACATTGAAACTGAATCTGGATTTGAGAATGCACCGCAAGGGTCGCATACTTTGGAAGACGGAAGAGTGATTGTATTGGATGAATCAAGTGTGGTTACGGAAATCCGTGAGGTTGAGGAAGAAGTGGTTGAGGAAGAGGTTGAGGTTGAAGAAACTGAAACAATTGTTGAAGCGTCAGAGCAATCAGCAAAAATTGAGGAATTGAAATCTGCAATCCACGACTTACTACTTGCTTTTGAATCTCACTCAAACGAAATTGAAGAAAGATTCAAGTCATTGGAGGCTGACTATAATGCCTTCAAAAAAGAAGCGGAGTATACTCCAATAAAGAAGGACAATTCCTTCAAAAATAAGTTTTCAAAACTTGATGCCAGAATTGATGCCATCAAAGAGTTGAAGAAATAAACAAAAACAGAAAACAAATATAATCATGGAAAATCATAAGTTTTCATTTGTAAACAACATGGCAGATTTCATCTCGGCTAATGAGACAGAATTGTTGTCAAAAATTACTATCGGCACTGCGGTTGCTGATTATGTGAGCATTTTCCCAAATATCCATCACGCAGAAAAAGTTCCTGTGTTTGACACTGGCGATATTGACTCACTTGTATCTACTGGTCACTGTTCAACGACATTTGGTGACATAACAATGACAGAAAAAACACTTACTGTATGTGATTACAACATTCAGAAAGGATACTGTCCTGAATCACTTGCTAAGACAATCATGGGATTGAGAATGCAAGCAGGTTCTTATTCAGAAGAACTTGGTGGTGGTGCTGAGGAAAGATTCATTGAAGATTTGGTTGCTAAGGCGGCTGTATTCAACGAAAGAAAATGGTTCCAGGCTGACACCGCATCAGGTGATTGTGCTAATGGTATTACTGCTCAGTTGGACGCTGCATCTGCATCTACTGTGAATGTAACTTACACAGCAATGACACCATCAAACGCTATTGAAGTGGCTCAGTCGTATGTATTGAACTTACCTGATTCATTGAAATACACGAACACTGTAATGTTCTTGAACCGTTCTGACTTCCAAGCATTCATCTTGGGTCTATTGAACGCAAATTACTACAACCCACAATATGACCCATCAGGAGCGGTAATCGCACCGATGGCTGTTCAATTACCAGCAAGCAACACATTGGTTGTTTCTTCTGAAATTGGTGCGGGTAGAGCGATGATTTCATACGGTCAAAACCTTGCATTGGGAACAGATGTTCTTACAGATTCTGCTCAGGCTCAGGCTTGGTGGTCAAACGACAACCAAGAATACAGATTGAGTATGAAATGGAGAATGGGTTCATTGGTATTCTTCCCTGAATTGGTAGTAAGAATTGCATAATAGTGGTCAAACCACAAACAAATAAACACAAAACAAAAACAATATAATCATGGGAAACTGTGTAATAGATAGAGGTCTTACTCTTGACAATTGTGTGAATAATATTCCTGGAATTGAGGCATTATGGGTATTGACTACCACTGGCTCATCAATTTCAGTGAGTGGTTTGACTTATGATGTTTCAACAGAAGAGTTGACATCATTTGATGCAAACACCACAGGAGAGTTCAAGAAAATTGACCTTGTTAGAAACTCAAATGCTGTATTGAGTGAAGAAGTGAATGTAAATGCTCAGTCATTGTCTTTCACTTTTGTTCCTTCATTACAGTTTCAGATTCCATCTTGGACACAGGCACACACCTTGTTATACCAAGAG